CCTCTTTCGTCGCCTCGTCGATCAGCCACACACGCTGACGATTGAGCGACAACGTGCGCTTGCGCGATGTATCGGCCTCGAATTTCGGCGCAGGCGCCAGCGACCGGCCGCTTGCGCTGACCAGTTGCGCGCCGGTCGGCACGCTGTAATTTCCGAAATCGTCATTGAGGGGCGTGGCACGCGCGGTTGGTTTGGCGGTGCGGGGCGGGACAATCTGCGGCGTGACGCGCACCTTGGACTCGCCGCGCTCGCGGGCGGCCAGTTCATCGCGCATCTTCTCGACCTGTTCGGGCCGCATACCGCGCGTGCGGGCGGAGTCGTCAAGCGTGTCGCGCAGTTGTTGCGTCGTGTAGGAGGGGAATGCGCGCTCCCGCGGCCCGGCCTTCGTCGGAGCCGGCGTGCCGAACTCCTCACCCAGCACGTCGGCGAGCAAGTCGGCGACGCTTTTCCCGGCGGCTACGTTGGCGTCGTCGGCATTTTCGGCGGCAGTCCGGTTTTCAGCGGTGTCGCCGGCTTGATCCCCAGCGGCTTCACTCCCGCGGGCGGTTGTGCGGACGGCGGCGCCAGTCCCGGTATCTCCGCCGGCTGCGGCGGCTTGATCGTCTTCGGTCTCGCCAGCTTCGCTGCTGCTCGCAGTGACGCCAGTTTCTTCTGGGCTACGTGCAACCCTTTCCCGACCAGTGCCGGCGCCGCCTTCCTCAGAAGATGCGCCGCTGCCAGATGCCCCCTGGCTGGCGGCGTCCAATACTGTGTTGATTTCGGGGCCATAAGCCTGCTCTGCCTGCTGTTGGGTGATGAGGTTCTGTTGGACGAGGTTCTCTACCGTGGCCTGACCGAATGCGGTCGCGGGGTCCATGCCTTCATTGTTGGCGAGCAACTCCGCGGCGCGTGCCTTATCGACCGGCAGCACGTCGTCAGGATCTTCGCCAACGGCGGAGAGGGCGTCGTCGATCGCGGCATGATGTGCGGCCGATGGCTGGATGAAATCCAGCAAGTCGGTTTGGTTGCGGTCATCACTAAAAAGCCCGCCATCGGCGGGCTTTTGTGCGACTTTCGGTTTGAGCGGGGCGTCCGCCTTGCGCTGCGCCTGCTCCCCTTGGCCTATCTTTTCAGCGCCCGGCAGCACGGTCTGGGCCTTGCCGTCCGCGCCGGCCTCGTCCTTCGGCTTCTGCTTCAGGCCGGCAACTTCACGGATGAGCGCGTCGCGCGCGTCGTCGTATTCAAGATTGTCGTAGGTGTCGTCCATCAATTCGCGGATGCGCGTTTCGGTGACGCCGGCTTTCAGTGCCGCCTCGACCGCGCCCGACACTTCCGGATAGTCGCCATTCAAGCGCTGCTGCGGTGTCAGGTCGGCATAGTTGTTCGCCATGAAGAACGCATAGGCGAAGCCTGTCGGCGTCTCGCTGCGGGCGTTCTTGGTGGCCTGTGATTTGCCGCCGTACTGGCTGTGCATCTTCGATCCTTCGATGGGATCGACGTTTGCGGTGGGCAGGTTGGCGTTGAACTTGCCCCAGAGCAGGGATTTCTTGGTGTACGGCGCGCCGAAGTGGCTCGGGTCGAACGTCATCCGCGCCTTCGGCAGGCCGGTCAAGGACTCGATACGGCTGACAGGATTTTCCAGCGCCCAGAATTTCGGGCGGAAATACTCGATGGTGCGGAGCGTCTGGAAGACAAGCTCTTTCGCCTTCTCGGTGCGGCCATCGGCATCCTTGGCGGCGAAGTGCCGCGCGCCGGAAACGGCAAACTCGGTGCAGGGACACGCGGCAAGGATGCCGTAGACGTCGCTGATGTCCCAGTTCTCGTTGAAATACTCGACCGAAAAATCGTGAACGTCGAGACCGTGCTGGATGTCGAAGGTGAGCACGTTGTAGCCGGCTTCGGCCCATGGCCTCGACCATTCGCCCGAATAATCGAACAGCGAGAGGATGGTCTTGCCGCTATTAGACTGGAAGTTGGGGCCATCGGCCTGGGAGCGCGCGTGCTCGCGCCACTCATCGATCCGCTTCTGCGCTTCGGCGAGCGGGATGAAGGGGCCGGCGTTATGCGCGGTGATGACCTTCTCGTCCGGGTCGGCGAACAGGTCCGCCCACTCGTCGGTGATCTCCTTGAATTGCTCAAGGTCCAGCGTGAGTGGAACGATTTCAGGGTCGGGCGCCTTCTTGCGCTCGGCCTTGATCTTGGTCGGGTTGCCCTTGGCGACGGGCTCGTATTTGGTGGTGGGATCGAGCGGTTTGCCGGTTACTTCTTCGGCTTGGCCTTGCTCGCCTTGGCCGCCAGCTTGCGGTGCGTCTCCGCGAGGTCCGTCCGCCGCTTGCGCGCCGCCGGGTCCTTCGTCTGCGTGGACAGCCGGTGCATCTCGGCCGCCGCCTGCATGTGCTGGCTCGGGGTAAATTTCATCGTAGGCTCCGTCTCCGAAAATACCATCGATCCGGTCGGCTGTCATGCCTTCCTCGTGATCGAGTTGGGCAATGGCGTGGTCAACCGCGGTATCGGGGTCCGTTTCGCCTTCCTCGACCATCAGCCGGGCGGCGCGATCGAGCACTTCGGTTTGCAGGTCGGTGTGTCCGGCGGCCTTGATCGCCTCGCGGGCGTCGCCGTAGGTCTCCTCATCGCGGAGCTTGTCGTGAGCCTCGCGCTCGGCATCGAGCGCACGCCGACGCCGGGGCGTGTGATCTTCCTCGCCCTGGGCCTGCGTGTGTTTGGCGCGCAGCCCATCGTCGATCGCGTCGAGGAGGTCACGAACGGTGCTGGTCTTGTTGTGCTCGCCTTGCAGATAGCCGGCTTCTTCGGCGGCTTCGCGCGCGCGATCGAGATCCATACCGTCGTCGCGAACGAGCTTGCGGCGCGGCGGCCAGCCGGACATCTGAACCAGATGCTTGTGGGCATCCAGTGCCTCCAGCTCGGGGTGAGATTTCAGTCCGCCCTTGCTGGCGAGGAATTGCAGGAGGTTTTGCGGTTCGGTCGAGCCGGGACGCGACTGTTTCGGCTTTGCGGCGTCGGGCTTGAAGGGTTTGGTGTGGTCGCCGTTCTTCAGCCAGTCCTTGAATTCGTCCGCTGACAACGCGGTGACGTGGCCGACGCGATCTGCGCCGCCATCGGTGTACGAGTTGGCATAGGCGTGCAGCGCCTCGATCGGGTTGCGAAACCCGGTCATGATCTTGTGTTCGTCGAACTTGCCGGCGCCGCCGGCATGATGCTGGTCGATGATGAATACGTGGTGGGAGTTGGGGTGCGCGCCGATGAAGACATCGAGCGGCTGACCATCGGCGCCCTTGGTGCCTTTGACGCGACCATAGGCGACCGGCATCTTGACTTCCCAAGGCTTGCCATCGGGGGCGGTGCCCTTGCGGGTGTCGCCGACGCCGGTCTCCAGGCTGATGCTGTGCTTGCCGCTCAGTCCGAGATGCTTGATCGTGCCGTGCCCGTGCTGGAAAACCTCCGCGGCGGCTTGACGCTCGGTGGGGTCCTTCGCGACGACTTGGCTCGCCTTGAGCACGTCATCCGCGGTCTTGATGTCGATCGGCGCGTCGCGCGTGCCTGATTTGGTTTCGGTGTCAACAGTCGGAGGTACGGACTTTTCGGTCTGATTTTGCGAAGCGCCGGATTTTGGTTGCTCGGATTTCGGCTGCGGTCGCGCGCCGCTCGCCTCCTGATACTTCGCGCGCCGCTGCTCGGGAGTCATCGCCCTGACGAGGGTCTCCGGCCAGCCCTTGCTGACAAGGAATGCGCGCTCCATGCGATCGGCCGCGGCTTCTTCGCGCGCGGCAACTTCTTCGGGGGTTTCAGGCTTGGCTGTGTGGCCGGTGTTGGAGGTGTCGCGGAGCTTGTCGTTGAGCGCGTTGAATAGCTCGTGATCCGCCATCGCGCCGATGTCAGCGTTCGGCTCAAAGTGCCGATAGTGCTTTTCCATTTTCGCGCGGGTGCGCGCGTCCATGGTGAACTCGGGACCTTTGCCGGTGCCGGTGCCGGGCGGCGGGCCGGGCTGAGGACCTGGCTGTGCGCCGGGTTGCGCGCCTGCGCCGCCGGGGCCTGTGTTCGGCTGCGGGCCGGGTCCGCCGGAATTGCCGGTGCCGGCGCCGCCATTGCCGGGGCCTGCGCCCGGGCCGCCGGGGCCGGCGCCTGCATTGCCCGCGCCGCCAGTGTTGCCGGTGTTGTTGTTCGTGTTGTTGTTGCCGCCGGGCGGCAAGCCGGGAGCGTCGGCGGGCGCGGGCTGCGGTGCGTCTTGATAGGTGGTTGTGGTGTGCTCTTGATTGCCGCGCATCGCGGCACCAGCGCCGCCGGCAACGCCGCCCAGGATCGCGGCGAGTGCGACCGAGCGCGGTACGTCCTCGAACAAATCCTGATCGGGTTTGTAGATGCCCTTGGCGATGGCATTCTGCATCAATTGCTGAATGCCTTCTTGGCCGCCCTCCAGTGCTGCGCCCTTGGCCGCAGCGAGACCCACGCGCTTGAAGAACCCGAGCACACGCCCGGTCGTTTTCAGGAACGGCAGATAGTTGTCGAGGATGTCGGTCGCGCCGGCAAAGCCGCCAAGGAATGCCGCTTGGTTGATCTGATCGTTGGTGGCGCCGTTCTTGTCGGCCTTCTCGGCGGCTTCGCCCATGCCGGCGCCGACGTATAGCGAACCGGACAGAACTGGGCCAACGCCGGGGATCATCGAAAGCGGGATGCCGGCGAGCATTGAGCCTGCACCCTGGCCGAGATCGCGGGTCCACGAACCCTCGAAACCCTCCTTCGGTGCAAGCGCGTCCTTGCCGAACTCGTCGATCGCGTGCCCTGCCTTGTAGAGCATCCGCTCCTTCAACGGCTTCGCGGCAACCGCTGCCTGCGGTGGAGTAACCATGCCGGTGACGTTGCCCATCGCGTCGTACTGCGGCATCTCCGTGGTCGCGGGGATGCCATTGTCGTAGACTGCCGCCGCGCCCTTGAGCGCCGATGCGGGCAATCCCTTTGCGCCTACGGCGACGCCCTTGCCGAATTCGATCGGATAATCGCTGATCGATGTCGGGCCGGCGGGCGGCTTGACGAGTTCACCGAACGATGACGGCGGCGGGCCGGCGATGGTTGGCGATGCCTCAACGGGCTCGCCATAGGATGATGGGGGTTTTATTTCGGGGGGAGGTTCGTCGATGGGCCGCGTCTTGCGGTCTTGACGACGCGCAATAGCGTCGATCAAGCGGCCAGGGTCTACCGGATAGCCGGGACCAACATCATCAGGAAATTCCTGACGTGCGATATCGTCGATCCCTTGACCGGGATCGTAGGGTGCGGGAACCCCAAAGGCATCACCGAGAGCCATCGTTGCTATTCTTCTTCTTCGTTCGCGGTGTCGTCAGGGGATGTTGGGATGGGTGGCGGCGCCGCAGTCGGGGTCTTCGACGCAGCAGGCTTTGTCGCGCGCAACACGCGCGGCTGGCCTTTCTCGTCTATGAAGTATTGGTCGTAGGGCGCGTTCGGCTTGACGATCTGCTCGAACATCTTGCCTTTGAACGCTGCTTGCGGGATTGGGTTTTTCTCCGTCAGTCCCGGGACCTTCAGCATTCCCGCCTTCGACGTCGGGTCGAGCCTCGCGCCGATCATGGCTTTATCTTCCGCCGCCTCAATGAGCGCGTTGTGTTCCGCTTGCGCTGCGGCGATAGCCTTCGGGTCGCCGCTCTTGACCGCTTCGGCGAGAATGAGCTTGTGTGCATCAACGCGGCTGTCGGCTTGCGCGGTCCGCATCGCGTCCTGAAAACGCTGCGTCTCCGGCTTGTTCCAGGCGCCGCTTTTGCCGCCGCTTTCCTTCAAGGACTGAAGCTGCATCTTCGCCGTTTCAAGCTTGATCTGCGCGAGCGATGTGGCGGTACTTTCGTCGCCGGCCCTCCGTTTCGCCGCGACCATTTTAATCATGTCGTCGATCCGCTTTTCGTCCGACTTCGTGCCACCCTCGATCGCAGAACCCGCCGAACCGGAGAATGCAGCGAGACCCGGCTTATTCCAGTTGTCGCCAACTGACTTGAGACCAGCGCCGAGAGAGCCGAGCATGTTCTTTTCGTCGGACGAGTTCATGCCGAACAACTGGCCGAAGAACCCGCGGCCGGGTCCTGGGTTGCTACCGTTGCCGATCGGCTGGCCGCCGCCCGCGGCCTGATTGCCGCGATAGATGCTGCCGGTCTCCTCCGGAGAGAGCGAAGGCTGGGGCGGCGCTGCTTTCGGTGGCCCGGGTGGCAATCCGCCAGCATTGGGAAACGGCATTGGAGCTTGCGGCGCCATTCCGCCCGGACCGCCGCCCTGCATCCCGGCGGAAATGTCTGTCGTGCTGGGATCGACGGGCGCTTGCTGCGGCGAGGGCTCGACAGTTTGCGTCAAATCTCGCCGCATCATCCCGGCCTGTGGCGGCTGAGGTCCCTTGAATTCCGGCCGCTGAAAATCAAGCGGTGGCGCGGCTGGCGGAGGGTTCATTTGCGACGCGGGCAACATACTGCCGCTGGTGCTGCCGAGATCGGTCAGCCAGTCAAGAAGTCCCATTCTGGTTATTCCTTAAAAGAAGGGCATGGGGCCGCCGGCGCCGCCGAGAGTGATGCCGCCGCCTCCGCCGCCGAACATGCTGCCGAGTCCGCCGCCGATCGCGCCGCCGATCGGACCGCCGAGAAGTGTGCCGCCGAGCGAGCCGAGCAGGGCGAGCCCGGAATTGTCCGGCTTCTGCGTTGTGCTGGTGCCGTTGCTGGTGGACGTCCCTGTCGCAGAACTTGTTCCGGAGGCAGATGTGTTGCTTGATCCGACGGTAGATCCCTGCGTTTGCGTCGATGCGGGCATCGCATTGGCGCCGCCGGCTACGGTCTGGTTCATCAACTGCGCCGTCTGGAACGGATACTGCTGCGCCATCAGCCATTGATTGTATTGCGCTGTGAGATCGGCTTGGTTGTTCGCGGTGTTCTGGCCGGCGAGCGCGTTCGCTGCGGTCTGCGTGCCCATCTGTTGGCTCTGGAGACCTTGAAGCGCGTTGGCGCCGCCGAGCGCGCGACCGAGTGCGGCTTCCGAATAACCCGCGTTGGAATTTGCGGCCGAAAGCTGGTTCGCCGAGTCCTGCGCGCCCGCGCCGATCGCGGTGTTGAACGCCGCATTGTAGGCATTGCCGATCACGCCTTCGCGCTGGACACCCTGATTGAAGCGGTTGTTGCTGTCCGCAATACCTGCACGCGCGTCACCGAACGCGCCCGATCCCGTCGCCTGGGCGTTGGTGGCTTGGTTTGTCGCGGCGTTGGCCTGATCCATCTGTGCAAGTTGCGGAGCAAGCGCCTGCATCACGTACTGGTTCATGTACGGCGACATGTTCGACGCGATCGAGTTCGACGACACGTTCTGCGCGGGGGCGCCCGCGTAACTGTTAATCAGCCCGGTCGCAGCCGCGCCGGTGCCGTTGTTCGCGATACCCTGGCCCGCGTTGATCGTGGCCTGCTGTGCAGGATCGAGGCCCGCGACCTGCTGCCCGCCGTAGCCCTGGAAGCCCTGATTTTGCAGGCCCTGAACGAAGTCGAGGTTGCCGATCGCCGCGGCCTGAACCGCCGGGTTGGCGGTCGCAGATGTGCTGCCCGAGGTTGCCGAATTCTGATTTGCGCTGCCGGTTTGGTTCGACGAGGCGTTCTGTGATGTCGTTCCGGATTGGGACGTCTGCGTCTGTTCGGTCGTTGTATTTCCAAAGCACATTGATTTAGGTCCCTGCGTAGGCGCGCGGCATCATCCGCACGACGCCGTTCCTGGCTTTCCGGATCTTGCCCTGATGGATGAATTCGAGACCGGCGAGGCCGGCGATGGCTTTCGCCTCGTCGAGCAGTGCTGCGGCGGTCGGGGTGTTGTCGAAACTGGGCAGAACGAAGTGCCAGCGATCGGTTAGAAATTCTCCGTCGCCGTACCACCACTGGGGTTTGATGAGACCCAAGGTGCCGACCATGACGCCGTTGTGGATCACCATCAGCGCGACCTCGTACTTGGCGACGCGGATGATCTCGTTCAGGCTCTTGATTGGGTTGACCGGGCATCGCATCGCCGGCCGCGCGACGATCAGAAGAAACCTGTGAATGTTGCAGACATCTTCATCGGTTGACGCATAACGGATGCTGATCTGCGGGGTCTCGTGATGCTCGACGACTTTAAGTGCTGCGGAAGGTGCCGCCTCGCTTGCAATCGTCAATGAAGGTCGCAAGGACTGCGACCGCGTTCGCGAGCGTCGGTGCCGTGACATTGAGTGTCCTTGTCGGGGTGTAGGTGCCGGTGACGCTGAAGGCGCTGGCGATGTCGGTAAGATCGACTTCGGCGGAGGCGAGTTCGATGGCCTGCAATGCGTCGCGGGTGGCCGGGTCCTTGATGAACCCGAGCCCAGTGAGATTGACGCGCCTCATCGGATGCCGGAGGGCTTGATCCACACCACGGGCTTGCCCCAGCGAAAGTAGCTGCCGAGCGATGCGCCCGCGATGGTGAGGCCGATGTACCGACCGGAGACGCGCAGATCGATCTCGCCGCTATCAGTCGCCGCGACGGTTTCGGTCTCGGTGTCCTCCAGCGCGGAGTCGTTGAGCATGTCCCAAGTGTCGAGGGTCAGCGAGATGTTGCCGATTTGCCCGAAGAAATCCGGATAGAATGACCGCACGTCGTAGTGCATACCGCCTTCATTCAAGGCGTAGGGCGCGAGCGTGAGGCTGTACGACAGGACCGCGCCGTTATCGTCGAGGCCGTTTTCGTGTTGATAGATGTAACCGTCCGCCGCGCCCAGATAGGGCCGGGTGTCGCCTTGCGTAAAATGCGCGCCGGAGACGCGGCCGAAATCGACGGGTGCCCAGCATTGGTTCTCGATCGAGTAGATCACGCCGAGCGTCGGGTTGACCTCTCCCTCGATGGTGTAAAAGAACCAAATCTCGTTGTGCTGCGGGTTGTAGGAAGCCGTGCACTGGTAGCCGTAGTCGGTTTTCAATTTATCGAAGACGAATTTGCGGATGTCCTCGACGTTCGGCATCGGCACGACCGATCCGCTGTACATCCAGAATGTATCCTGGCCCTGCCAGTAGGCGACGCCGCCGGCTGTGACCACGCCGCCCGGAGAAATCAGGCCGCAATCCTTAGCGACCATGCTCGAATTGTAGACGTAGGTGCTGCCCGTATACTGGAAGCGATACAGCGCGGCGTCGGTATAGATCAGCGTCACGAAGTCGGACAGCACACGCCCGGCAACCAGCTTGGTGCCTTCGGTCAGCGTGCGGATGTTCGCGGTGTTGGATGTCGCCGGAGTCCAGACCAGATAGTCGCCTTGAGTGCACCATGCGATTTGCATGTCGTCGAGCAGTGCAAAGATGAAGCGTTCGGGCGTGACCAGAACGAACCGGCAGTTATCCGGAAGCATGGCGTCGTCCGACAGCCGTGTCGCTCGGCCCCAGGGTTGCGCGGCGGTCGGGTCGAACAGATAGATCGAGCCGCCGTTGTAGGACGCAATCAGCAGCTTGCCGAAGTGATCCAGCGACCAGACGCGCGGCTCGATGAAGATGGTCGAGGTTGCGCGCGCGTCGCCATAGGTGCCGAGTCCGTAGCCGCCGACGCCATAGCCGAGGCCGTAAACGCCAAGCTCGACGCCGATCGGAACCTCGTACTGATAAGTGATGGCCGAACCGCCGCCCGTGGCGCTCGATGTGGCGCTCGATGTGAAAGCGAATGTGTAGGTGTTGACGTTCGGAACGACTGCAACGACGAACGTCCCGTTCGGCGTGATGCCGCCGACCGCGGTGGCGCCCGCCAGAGTAATGGTGTCGCCGGGATTTAGCCCGTGCAGCGGATGCGTGACGGTCACGATCGGCGAACCGGCGGTCACAGCGAGCGGATTGGCCCCGAGCGTGCCGGTCAGACGGATCGGCGTGATGTCGTTCTGCACCCAGCTTTGGTCGTAGACGTAGAGCTTCCGGTAGGTGCCGGCCGCCATATAGTTGTTCTGCACGTTGTCGCGCCACGCATGAAGCGTGCGCGGCGTGCCAGATGTCGGGGTGACTACCGCCCGGACATTGCCGCCGAGCTTTTGCGGCCGGCCCTTGACGAAGCGGATGTTACGCGACGCAATCCATCGCCCTTCGGCGACACGCTTCGACTCGGTAAGCACCACGCCCGGCGGGGGCGTGATCGGCAACGGCGTCAGTGGAGACAAATCAGTACCGGATACACAGGATGCCGACGAGGCTTTCGGGCCGGGCTTCGGTGCCGTCAGCCGAGCCGCCCGACGTCGTGAACGAATAGGAGTGCGTGTGATCGACGTTGACGGTGTTCGTCGTGTGCGAATAGGTGTGGGTGTGGCTGGTACTCGTCCCGCTCGTCGTGAACGAATAGGTGTGTGCGTGGGTCGGCGCAGTGCTGGCGGCGGAGGTGGTGCCGGAGTAGGCGTGCTGGTGGACTTGGTTTTCGGGGCCAGTCACGCCGCTCGATACGGTGTAAAGCGGGATGTTGCCAGCTCCCGAAACATTTGCGCCGGAGTAAACAGAGTTGATTTCATTGTGCGTATGGTTCGCATTTTGATTGCCGGTGGAGCCGGAATACGTGTGCGTGTGGTCGGTGCTGACGGTGCTGGTCGATCCCGATCCGGTGTGCGTGTGATCCACGTTTTGCCCGTCGGTCGTGCCCGATGCGGTGTGGCTGTGCGTCGCGTTCGCGCTCATGGCAGTCGTGGTGCCGGAGCCGGTGTGCGTGTGCGCCTTGTTCTGGTTGGCCTGCGAGGCGCCAACCGCGACCGATGCTGACCGCGACCGCAGGAACCGGCCAGTGTCAAAAGCGTTCGGCACCTTGAAATCGGTGATGTCGTTGAAACCGTAGGCGGTGCCGATCTTCGCGAACAGTTCCGGCAGCGAAGTCCGCTTGTAGGCGGCTCCGTTGGCCTCCAATACGTCGCCGGTCAGCGTGGCCGCGTCCATCGCATAGCGACCGACCTCGCGCGCGTCGTGTCGGTATGGCGCGCCGCTGATCGCCGTTACCGATGTCAACTTACCGCCGGCCGGGATGTTGACGGCTGTTGCTGCCGTGACGCATTTCAGTCGAGTGAAGAAGCCGCCGCCAACTGTATTGTTGATGATCCGGTAGAGCTTGTTGGTGTTCGGCACCACGATGACCAGATCGCTCGCCAGATTGCCGGTGAGCAGGATTGCCGCATAGCGGGCCTGCGTCGCGGTCAACGTCAACGTGCCGCCGGTGGTGGCAATCGGCAGCGCGTCGGCGATTGCAGTTTCCAAAGGCGTGAAGACGTCGTTGTTGAGGTTCTCGCCCCAGGAGTTGTTGTTCCCGCCTGTCCCCTGTAGGAGCAGGCCGAGCAGTGGGGTTGTGGTGTCGACCATTACGGAATGTCCACTTCGATGTCGGCGCCGCGGTAGAGGAAATCTTGTTCGACCGCGATGGACTGGATCAGGGTGGTGAGGGCGCCGAAGCTCTTGGCGTACTCGCCGTCGTCCTTCATGAAGTCGGCGGCAGACGACTGGGTGGCGAGCCGGATCAACTTCGGATAGCGGACGGTCAGGAAGTTCGAGGGGTTGCTCGCCGAAAGCAGCGGAGGCGTGCGGTAATAAAGCTGCTTGTAGGCAGTCGCGGTGTCGTGCGCGGTGTCGAACATGAACCGCTCATTCCAGACCGACCATTGCGACGGAGCCCCGGCAACGAGATTGTTTGCAGTGTAGGTCGCGAGCGCGCCGCCGCCGGTGGCGGTGGTCACGGCGACGGAGTCAACGGTGTCGATCAGGAAATTGTCGGCATCGACGATCGACGTCACCGGATACGTTCCGTTGAGCGTGAACACATCGACCGCGGCGGCAGCGGCGATGGTAATGGTTGAGCCTTCATTGAAGCCGTGCGCGCTCTTGAACACCTTGACGGTCGAGAGCCCGGTCGTAGTCGTGAAGGGGTTGGCGCCGAACGAACCGACGATGGGGGTATAGCTGCGACTGGCAAGGATGTCGCTTTCCAGCCGGTGGCCGAGCCACATCGCGTTGGTGACGTCGTAGAGCCGGCCAATCGGATCGAGAAAGCGGGAAGGCAGGGCAATAGATGACTGCCCGACCGAAAGGCCAAAGGTCCACTCGGTTCGCATCTCGCGAACGCGCAGTATCCCGTAGATGAGCGACTGCGCTTCGTCGAGGATGGTGGGGATGTCGAGCTTGCTGTAGCCGACCCAATTGGCGATAGAGCCTGACTGCCCTTTTGGGGCGATCAGGCTCGTGTAGGTCATTGCCATGTCAGTCGATGAAAGTTCGGTATTGTGGAGCGAGCTTGTCGGCCGGGACGACCTTCTGCTCGCCAACCAGAAACATCACGGCGTCGGCGATGCTGATGACGCGCTTCTGATAGCGCGCTGCGATGGCATTGCGGACGTTGGCGAAGATGTACTTGGCCTCGCCGGTCAGCCACATTTCCAGATTGGTGTCGTCTTCCGCGGTCTCGTCGTCGTCGATGTCCTGCGGGTTGTCGCCGTCGTCGCCGTCGATGCTGGCGGCGGCTACTGTGACCGGCTGCTTGGCTTGGCGCGCAAGTTTCTTGGCAGCGAGTGCCGTGAGCCGCTCGTCGCCCTCGATCATCTCGGCCAGCAACAGGCGGCCGGCGTCGAAGGGGAGGCCGTCCTGATAGTAATGGACGTGCTGATGGGGATCGCCTGGAGCGCGTTCTCCATGGACGGTACCAAAAGGTTTGCTACCGTCCATTCGCAGTTGCGGACGGAGCGACATTAGATGCCGCTCCGGTTGGACTTGTGCGGGTCTTGAACGGCCGACGCCCCATTGAGCGAATGCCCAAGGTTGGTGACGCCGCCGCCCATTGCGCAGCCCATGGTGTCCTTCACGGTGAAGTTGCCGGCATTGTCCTGCGGGTAGGCGGACATGATCTTCTGGCCCGAGCCGATTTTGGAAGTCTTGATGCCGCTCGACTTGGCGGTGCTGGATTTGTCGTTCATGCTAGAATGTTCCTTCAATGAAGAATGGATAGTTCGGCAGGGGAGCCTCGTATTCAGTCTGCCCGCCGACGTTCGGACGCTGGCCGCTGTGGCGGCTGGCGCGTGATAGGACCGTGTAGCCGTCCAGGCCCGCGTTGCCGGTGTCCGAGTCCATTGCGTTCTCGGGCAGCGGATTTTCAGGCGTGAGGCGATACGGTCGGATGGGTGGGTTCGGTTTCAGGTGCAAGTTGGCCCCCTTTCAAAAGGAGATGCCCGGGATAAGCCCGGGCATCATTTTGTTAGAACCAGTCGATCGTCACTTCGCGGCGCGCGGTGCCGGCGACGGTGCCGCCCACGCCGAGAGCGCCACTGATGAAGAACGGCGTGTCGGCCGGGATGGGCGCGGTTTCGAGGGCGACGTGGCCCGGGAAATCATTGAGGGCGGGCGGGCTGGAGCCCGTCACACCTTGCGCAGTCGCGCACAGCGAGCTCGCGCGCACCGACGTGTTGCTCGCGTAGCCGGCTCCCGCCGCGGTGCCGAGACGGAAGCGCGCGTAGGCGAAGTTCCCTTGCGCGTTGCCGACCTGCACTTCCGGTACGGTGGTGGTGCCGACCATCGCGGCCGTCACCTCAACCGCGATGTCGCGGACCAGTCCGGTTTTGCCGGGCGGGCCAACGAACTTCACCGACTCGGTTGCTGCGCCGAATGCGGAGGAGGGGATGACGTACACTTCAGTCTGTGGGGTATCGTATGCCATGGCTGTTGTTCCTTTCCCTGGCGGTTACGTGGCCGAGTCCCACAGCACCACGCGCGCGTTGAGCGCGTCGGGATGCACGAGACCGAAACCACCGAGGTAGTACCAAGCGATGCCGCGGGACCGGCCGTAGTCACCGGGGAGCTTCGCGCGGATTTCTTCCGGCACGCAGACCGCTTCGGTCACGGTGTCGCCGCCCATGAACAGAGCCCAAGACGACAGCGCACTGTTCCAGGGATCGGCGGTGCCGCTCCACGGATCGTAAGTCGTCGAGTCCGCCGCGCCGCCCTTCGGAATGAAGGTCTGCTCGATAAACCGGAACGACTCGTAGCGCCCGATCTCGCCGTTGAAGATGTGGGCCAGACCAGTCTCGGTGTACTGGTGGATCGTCTCCAGCGTGTTCTTGAACGAGCGATAGGTGGTGGGGTGGCTGATGGAGAGGTAGTCATCGCCCACATACGGGGGGATGTTGCGCTCCTTCATTGCGTCGCCAAGGGCCTTGACGTGGCCGGTGCCGAGAGCAACGCCGTTCGATCCCGCCGGGGTGCCGTTGGTGGAGAGCGTGATCGCGGTGGTGCTGTCGCCACTTGCTCCGGTCGGGACCGCGCGCAGCGGGGTAGACCTCATCTGCAAGTACGCCTCGATGTCGAAATACTTGCGCGCGTCGTCCTTCAGGGTCTTGTCGATGATCGACACGACCTCGTGCTTCGCCATGTCGGTCAGCTTGCCGGTGTAGGGGACGGAGTGACCCGCCTCGTACACGGTGAGCTGATGCTGGATGACGGAGAAGCCGCCTTCAGGCATCGCGGTCGTTTCGCCGAGCCGGCGGCCCTGCGAGTTGATGATGCCGTAGACGTTCCAGTTGAACTTGTCGCCGCGGTTCAGGCCCTTTTCGGAGCCGTCCTGCGCGTCGCAAAGCTGACGGAATTTGGTGAGCGGCTGGACCTGCTGACGGAGTACGTCGGACAATTCGTCCGAGTACATGTAGCCGCCCTCAGATGGAACAGCCCAAGACTGGCCTGCCATTGTGGTATTCCTTTTCGATGTGTTGGTGTGTGCGCTACGCGACCGGCTGGCCGCGCTGCTTGCGCATCGCCATGATGACGTCGCTGCGCGACTTGCCTTGCGGCTGTCGGGCTTGAGCGTCAGATCGCGGCGCCATGCTGCGCGTGGGTGAGTTGGGGATTGCTGCGCGACGTTCGGTGCGGTCCACGTTGACGACAACGCGGGGTGCGCCCCTGGTCGCTTGTGCGACGGGCTGCGGCGAGACGCCTTTCCACTTCAGGTAATCGCCCCGAGCACCCTCCAAGAGAGCCTCCGGGTTCGACACTGAGCGGCCATTGATCCGGTAGAAGCGGTGCCAGTTGGCAAGCTCTGCCGGGTTCTGAGGGATCTTGTCCGCATCAACATCGCCGAGTTTTTCGATTTCCGCGCGGGTTCGGCGATAGACGAACTGCTCTATGGCCTGGGCCGCGATCGGGTCGTTGGCGATGTCGGGGTTTGCGTCCGAGAAAGTTTTCAGGACCACTTGGACGCGGGCGATGTCGTTCTTCACGAGCCGCCGCATCTGGCCTTCATCGGCTTCCTTTTCCGAAACGTCACGCATGACCTTCCGGAT